ACCTGGTGCTACTGGTACAGGCTTGGTTTTGTCATCTTTGTCCTTACCACCACTTACTCCATTTACTGTGCCTGCTATACTTTTGCTAATTTGTCCTTGTTGTTTACGTTTCATATCATCAAGTTCTTTTTGTGTAATAACTTTATCAGTACCAAATTTATCTTTAACAACATCTCCTACCTTAGGTAGTTTTTCTATTTTCACTGAGCCTATAGATGGTTTTTTAACCACAGGATCTTTTTGTACTGTTCCTGCAGAACTTTTTGGAGGCTTGTATTGGTCAAAACTATCTACTTTACCCATATGTTTGTCTATTTGCTTGTTTTTCGCTTCTAGTTGGTCAGCATAAATAGGATTTTGTGGATTTGCTACTTGCTTTTTCTTTATAGATTCTTTTTCTTTTGCTAGTTTATCATACTGTAGCACCCAGTTTTTACCCTGCTCACTTTGATCATTTCTAACATTATCTACAATCTTTTTTTGATTTTTTTCTTTATTATTATCAACACCTTTAACAAA